GGCAAACCTGTTAACACTTTACTTGTAACTGAATTATTATCTAAAGTAATTGCAGCACTTACATTCGATGTTCCATCTACACCAGTTATAGTAGCAGAAGCTTGTCCTGTAACTGATAAGTCTCTTGCAGTTTCCCAAGCAGTAGCAGTATCTGCATTTCCTGTTAAGTCTCCTACAACATTTCCTGTTACGTTTCCTATAACTGCTCCTGTGTGAGTTCCTGCTGAATTGCCTGTTAAATCTCCTGTAACATCTCCTGTAACATTACCTGTTAAATTACCTGTAACATTCCCTATTAAATTTGTTGAAATAGAACTTGGCAATCCTATTTGTATTTCTTGACCTGTACCTGATGTTTCAATTTCATTTGTTGTTCCTATTACACTTAACGTTTCAGAGTTTAAAACTACTGCACCGCTACCTGAATCTGTTGTAAAATCTAAATCACTTGCATTGTTTAAACCTTTTACATAAGCAGTTGTCGCAACCTTTGTTGAATCATCGCTTGAAGATTGAGTTGTAGCAGTAACTCCATTTGCTAAAACAGAACTTGATGTTACATTTCCTGTTAAATCGCCAGTTACATCGCCCGTTAAGTTACCTGTTACGTTACCAACTAAATTTGTATTAATAGTAGATGGTAAACCTATTGTAACACTTTGACCACTTACAACAGTATTTATTTCGTTAGTTGTTCCTAAAATGCTTAATGATTGAGTATTAAGGTTTATATCTCCTGTATTAGTTCCATCTGTTATATCTAAATCACTTGCAGCATCTAAAGTATCTACATAAGATGTTGTAGCTATTTTAGTTGAGTTATCTCCTGCAGTTTGTGTAATAGCAGTTGAATTATCAGGTAAATAAACTCCTGTTGAATCTAAAGAAAATGTTATTGATTGACCAGAAGCTACCGTAGTTATTTCGTTAGTTGTTCCACCTATTGCAAATATTTGTGAATCTAAATCTATTTGACCAGAACCTGAATCGCCTGTAAAATCTAAATCTTCAATAGTAATTTGAGCCGCAACATAATCAATAATTGCAGCAGTAGTTGGTATTGTTGTATCGTTATCGTTGTTAGCAATACCATCGCCAGCATCTACAAATTTGCTTATAATTATATTTTCGCCTGTATCTTTTAATGAGCCAAATTCTAATATAGAAGTTACTTTGAAATCTCCAGCAGTATTAGCATATAAACCTGATTGATTACCTGAACCATCAGTTAATTGTTTCAAAGTAGCAGTTAAAGCAATATTATCAATAGTCTTTATAAGACCTGGATATGTTTCTGATATTTTAGTATTAAATAGAGTTGCCATAATTATTTATTATTTTTTTTTTCTTTCTTTAAAAACATTTTAAGTTTTTTAACATTTTTTTCTTTCGGTTTATATCTCATAATACCCACCCATTAAATATTGCATCTTGACTTGGGTCAATATCATCATTACTATTTGAATAATACTCAGGAAATAAATTTTGATTAAAGCTCATATAATCAATAAATCTTCTTGTATAATATTCTGCGTATTCTCTTGCTTTAGCAACTAAATAATCTAATTCATCTTTGGTAGCTGATTCACTATTTTCAGACGTATGTTTGAATACTCCTCCATTTTTTATTTGATAAGCTGCAAAAGGAATATAATCAACTTGAGCATACCATATTAACATTGGTTGTATATGAGTAATCATTAAATTGTAATAATCAGGATTAGCACCTTCTGTTAAAGTACCTGCAGTAATTAAGTCTTCAAATTTTTGATATAATTCTGTTCCTAAAAAGTTTTGTATATGTATAGTTTGAGATATTTTAATAAAATAGATAAATTTATTAGTATCAACATTCCCATCAATGATTGAATTTCTAACTAAATCTGTTCTATTTATAAATAGTGGTGTTGCCATAATTATTTATTTTTTGGATATGCTCCTCTTCCTTTTTGTCTATCTGTTGCTATTGCTGCTTTTTTACTCCCTCTTGGTGTTTTTAAATAACTTTTAGGAATTGTTTTTGTTTTTTTATAATTACCTAAATTTTCACTTGCTTCTGTATTTGAATCTAATCTATAAAGAACTCTTTTCCATTTATGTTGACAATAAATTCCTCCTTTTAATTCAAAAATATTATAAGGTAAATTAGGCTCGTGTCTAAATTCTGAATTAACTTTTGCATCATTTTCAAATGGATAACTTGCTCTATCTATATCTTCTATTCTCCAAACTAAACCACTATCAGACAACCTCATCATTTCTCTACAAAATGGTCTTGATTCTCCAGATTTTTTCATTCCTCTTGAATATTTATATCTTATTTTATATAAACCATTTTTACTATCTAATTGACTAAATGCTGAGCCATCTTTAACACTACCAACATTATCTTCTGTTGCAGTTTTTAAACCTAAAATGTCTTTAATTTTGCTTAATGTTGATTTTTTTTCTTTGATTAAATAATTTGCCCAATCTTCATTACTATATTCAGATTCCTCATCTAATTCATCTACAAAAACATAATCGTTACTCATTTTAGTAGCACTATTACTTAAAGTTCCTAAAACAACCTCTACTTCTTCTTCTGATAATTCTTCTTTAGCTTTTACGCAATTAGGTCTTCTTTTACCATCAATCATTTGCCAACCATCTTGTCTATAACCATCCCAACAAGGAGACTTTTTTAAACTTTCGTGATTTTCACAAGGCATATACCAAATTTCTCCTCCTACTTCGTGTTCGTGTGAACCTTTACAACCTTTTTCTTCTGCTATTTTTTCTGCTTCTTCTTTAGTTTCATAGGCTCTTTTACCATCTATCATTTTAAGACTAAACTTTTCCATTTCAACACCTGTTTCTTCTTCAATATCTTCTTTGTCTTGAATTGAAGTATCAACCTCAGTAAATTCTAATGGTTGTAGAGTTATAAAATATAAGTTTAATGAAATATCATTATAAGCGAGTAATTTATCAAAACAACCTATTAAAAGCTCTTGAAATGGTCTTATAACCGTATTATCCATTAATAAAGATGCAGTTTTAATCTCATCTGCATTATTTCCTAAACCTGTTGAGTCTTTTATTCCAAGTAACATTGGAGAAACAACTCTATGTGCTACTAAAATTTTACTTTGACTTTCAGTAGATAGAAATTGATATTGATTATGAGCATCATTTAATTGAACAGGTGTTATTTCTGCTTGACTATCTTTATTATCATTGAAAGCAAGTATAAATTTACCTGCATTAGAGCTACCTGAAAATTTTTGTGCTATTCTTTGCTCTATTAATTCTCTTTGTTCTTGGTTAGGTGTACCATTATTAAAATTAATTAACATACTTGGTGCCAGACCATTCATAATATTGTTTAAATGGTAATTAGATATTTCTTCTTCTAACTCTAAAATTAATTAACATACTTGGTGCCAGACCGTTCATTATATTGTTTAAATGGTAATTAGATATTTCTTCTTCTAACTCTGCATATTGTAATCCACCTTGATAATCAACAGGAGAGTAATAATAAAAACCTGCTTTATATGGTTTTATATAATATATCTCTATATTTTCTTTACTTGTTCCAAATGCAGGTATTCTTAATGGTTTATCTGATGGTTTTATAGTAGTCCAATCATTCCAATAGTAATATCCTTCAATATCTCCATCTTCATTTGCCTTTTCTGCTCTTAATGTTTCAATAGGAAAGTGTTCACAAATAGATATTTCAGTTCTTGCCTTGTTATAAATTACTTGAATAGCAGCTTGACCCATTAATTTTAAGTCATAACACACCTTTTGTACCATTTCTGGCTTTAAAAGTGTTATCATTTTAGCATACTGTTCTGGTTTTCTATTAGAATCAGTTGCATTTAAGCCTTTTCCGTAGATTTGCTGGCTTATTCCATTAATACAGGCATTATTTGTCGGAGAACCATTATAGCGGTCTATAAGGAACTGAAAATAGTTATTGTCAGCACCATATTGTACCCAATCTCTATTTTTAACCTCTAAAATTTCTGGAGAAGTGTAAGTTGCTAAATTAACAAAACTAAACTCTGACCTATTTTTAGCAAATCTTCCTAAACTATCTCTATTTCTATTTTTTTTCATAATTAAAATACCTTATATGTATTATCAAAGGAATTAAATGTTTTATATACATCCAAATTTAAATCGTAATATTCATCTTCCATTTGGTTTATATCTTGGTCTGTACAAAATATTCTATCTCTAAACAAAGTTGCATCAGTTGTTCTATCTACATTCCAAAAACTATTATCATTCTCCCATAATTGATAATTAGTATTCCAAAAATTGTAATCACTATAAAATCTAACATCATAAAAATGTCCTTCCACTAAAACAGGAGAAAATGCTTGATGGAATGTTAAATAATTTCCTGATATTACTGCATTATTTATTTCATAAAAAACTGGTATATCCGTACTATCATCTCTAATAGACATAGTAAATTGATTTCCATATATTCTTGGAATCACTTTAAATGTTTGAGCAGTACTATTGGTATTAAATACAATCATTAACTATATAACGTATTTATTAAGTTATTTTGTAGAAATGTAAATGTAAAAAAAAAGCACCCCTAAGGATGCTTAATTTTAAATATATAATATATTATGCAGTTGGGTCAATAATATCTGCATCTATTGGAGTTAATAAAGCTGCGCTACTTAAAAAGTAAGGAGCCGATTCTTCCATTCCCTCCATTACAATAGTAAAACCAGATAAATCGCCGGGAGCCGAACCTGTTACTGTTGTTCCTGAAGTTAATTCCATTCCATTTTCAAATCCACATAAAAATACATTTCCATAATAATCTTCAACCGCTACATAAGGTCTTCCTACTGCAACCACTTGAAGTTCATTCTGAGTTTGTGCATCTAAATAAGTAAATGTAGCATTTAAAGTTTGTGTATAAAAAGTAGTTCCATTTTCTCTTGAAGAAGTTACTGTTGTTTCTAAATTGGAATTTCCTTTTACATCCCATTTAGTCCAACCTGCAACACTTCCAGTTAATGAGGACACTTTTCCGTCCGTGAAAGAAACTCCTGTAAGTCCCCCAAAATCAGCAAAATAAATTGTTTTTATTCCACCAAAGGCACTTTTACAAGGTAAACTTCTTCCTGTTGATACTGTACAAGCCATAGTTTTTTAAATTTTTTTATAAATAAGGGTAGATAAGTTTTATCCCACCTACCCTAATTTGAGTTAATATTATGCGTATTCAACGATATCAGATGCAATTCCGAATTGAACTCCAGAAGTAAACCTCATTACCATTCTTACGTTGTTTGAACCATCTAAATCAACCATATCAAGAACTCTAATTTCTTGGTTGTTGTTTAGTAATCCTGTTCCAAAATATAAGTTTGAAACTTCTGCAGCATACATTTTATTGTCGCTCATACCTGGGCAAACAAAGATTTGAACTCCATCTACTGTTAATGAACCATTATTCCACCATTGAGTACCTTTGTTGTCAACCCCTGCGTTAGATGTTGCAGCAACAGAGAATCCACCAAGAGCTTGAACATAAAATTTAGCTACTGAACTTGGAACATAAATTCTAAGTCCATCTTTTCCATATAAAGTATTTGGTATAGCAGCAACCACTTTTTGTAATTCTCCTATAACATTAGCAGCAGTTATTGTACCTGCAGCAATTTGTTGACCTGCTGGAATATCTCCGGCAGCAGCAGAAGCAGCAATTAGTTTTTCAAATCCATCAAATGAATTGTTAGAACTTGCAGTTGTATCTCCTTTCCAAATGTTTAATTCAGTTGATTGAGAAACTTTTGCAGCAACGTGAGCAATTAAGAAATCAGAAAACTTAGGTGGTAAACCTTGGCTTAATCCATATCCCATTTGTTGGCTTTCCCAATCGTTTACAAAGTCTTTTTTACATAATTGTAAGTTAACTTGTAGTTCAGTTGGTTGTATAATTCTCTCAGTTAATGTAATTGTTGACGTTGGGTCAAAATCACAAGATGCAGGTTGCACTAATGCACTTGTATCAAGTTGTTTGATTACTTCTTTGTAACCAATGTTGTCTTTTACTGTGATACCTCCATCATTAATTGTACTTGCAGTTAAAAGCGCAGCAGCGATATATTCTCCTGCAAATTCTCCAGCATAAGTAGTCGTGATATTAACAGTAGTTGCTAAATTTACTTTTTTTAAATTACTCATTTTTTTTTATTATTAATTATTATTTATTTATTTAATCTTGCTAAAACTCTATCTAATGCAGTTCCCATTCTATTTTGAGAATATAAAAAACCTTTTTTTCTTTTTGATTCTTTAGCTTCTGGACTATGTTTAATTGGCTCTGCTGATGGTTGAGATAATTCTTCTTTTACCTTATCCTCAACTTCATTAAATTCTTCCTTAATTGTTCTTGATTTAGGTTGTCTTGAAACTTCTTCTTCCATTTCAACTTCTTCTTCTTCCATTTTATTTTCCTTATCTCCTTTAAGGTCAGCAATAGCATCTTCAAGATTTTTAATTCTTTTTTCCATACCCTCCCAATCTTGAACATCAGCTTCTTTGCCATCATCTTCATATTCGTGTTCTTTATCTTTTAAGTCCTCAGTAATTTCTTCTCCATCTTCTCCCTCTTTTTCAGGAACTTCATCAGATACATCTCTCATATCCCCTATAATACCTTCTTCCTCAACTACTAATAATCTTGAATCCTCAAGAATATATTCGCCTACAGGCATAGCAACTTTTTCGTCATCTGTTTTGATAAAAATTTCTTTACCCTTTTCAAACGACTCCGATTCAACGATAGTACCGTTTTCTAATTTTAATTCTTCAAGTTTTACTTCTATGTTTAGAAGTGTCTTGATTTGGTTTAACATTTCAGTAGATTTCATAATTATTTATATAACGTGGTTTAATTTTAATTTTGTATTTTCATATTGTTCTTGTTATAGAACCTATACCTTGTGCCCATATAGAACCATCACAACACTCTCTTGAATAAGTATTTTCATCAGGACATAAACAAGCTCTTTGTCCTCCGTTTTGAGAACTTCTTGCAGGAATATATCCGGGTGTTCCGGGTCCTCTATTTTTTTTTCTATTTATCGGCATTAAGTATGTCTTTTATTGATTCAAGTAATTTACTATTTTCAATCTCCATTTTTTCTTCAACTGACTCATTCGGACCCTCCATTTTATCAGCAAAATATCCTTCGATACTGAAACCCTTAACCTTATTTGTTTTAACGTATTCATTCCATACTTCATTGTTGTTCACTTTTACAGTGCCCATCCAAGTACCAACAGGAACATTCATATTATATAATCTGCTTTTGTCTTTTTCTTTATCCTCAACTATCCAAGATTCAACTAATGTTAATCCACTTAATTCGTGTTGATGTTCTAATGTTGAATTATTTTGATTTCCGTTTCTTAAATATAATTGTGAAGCTTTTGATATTGTTTCTTTACTAAAATAAATATAATATTCCTCTTTGCCTGTTTTTCTATAAATTGGTTTATTTGGTACAAGTAAAGCACCCATTAATAATTTTTTATCAGCAGATATTTCAGCAAGTTTTATTTCATCACTTTTTAATGCAACAAAATCTTCTTCTATTGCAGGCGATTCTACTATACTTATTGCTTCAACTCCTGCATCTTCTTGTTCTTCATCTAAAATTAATTCTATAATTCTCATAATAATATAACGTATTTAATATTTTATTTTGTATTTATATAGTTGCTCCCTCTACAATATTTCTTTCTAACCCTTGAGCAGTTGTAACATCATTACTAACAACGTATGCTCTTGTTGGTCTGCTTTCTTGACTTCCTATCGCTGATGCTAATTGACTTGAACCTCCTTGACCTATAACATTAAATGCAGGTGGTGCTGATGGCATAGCAGGTGCGCTACCTCCTCCTCCACTTACATTTGGACTTGGTGTTGCTCCTTTACCATCTGCTTTAGT